TCATTGTCATACGGAATTCTTTTTTCTCTCCCGTCTTAAGATTTTTTACATTGTATGTAGGCATCTAACAATCCTCCTCCTTCTTGTAATGTTTACGACACTTTTTCAGTTCCTTCATCTCTTCTTTGATCATTTGATATGCATCTTCCGAAGACATTCTCCTTGCCATTTCCATAGCAGTGATCATTTCAACTCTGGTTCCGAAGTGTTTGAGTGCTTCCTCAAAACAATTTAGTGATTCGTACATACCCATCAGTCAATCCTCAATGAGGGTTGAAGACAGTCACAATCATCTAGTTTCTCAGGGCATCCGCAGTCACCCTCAGGACACCACTCAAGCGCCTCAGAGACGACTGGAAACTGACAGATGAAATGCTGCTTGCACAACTCAGCGATGTCCATATGCTCCTTCTGGGTGCCGTTGGCGGTACGCAGATTGATGTAATGGATCCATGACCTAAGATTTCCTGTCATGTAAAGTTTTGTCCCTACGGCGAGGGGGAGTACAAAACGAGCACACTCCTTTGCGATATCATCTTCAAGCATTTGTTGGTAAAGTTCCATACCTTGCTTGAAATGATTCTGCATCAGGATTTCATACTTCTGCTTCTTCCAAGGGTCAATAGCATCGATAGAATTCTGCCTATTCTTGTGGTCTTGAAGACGGAGTTCTGGGAGCGAGATCGTCTCACCGAGTAAGGAAGAATCAGCATAGCGTTGGGAAAACTCTTGAAAGCAGAACGAACGGTGACGCAAAATTTGAGCTGCCAGACCTCTAGTGGTAGAGATTTCCAGTGTCATTGTTGCTTGCTCAAACACAGACCAGTGTCCATGCTTGATACAATACTTCAGCAGTCCTGCAACTTTAGGGTTCTCCTGATTCGCAGGATTGCTTACACGAGCAATGTAACCGATTGTCTTCTCTGCATCAGGAGTGACAGAGACCAAACATACTTTAGTCATTCTTTATCAATAAAAAGTCTAGCGAGTAAATACAAACCAAGTGCTTTGAAGTATCCAATAGTGGTAATACCAAAGATACCTGGTAGCAACCAGTTCCATAATAGCATAATAATAGCAGGTTTGACAAAGAAAGCAAAGAATGCTACTGCTGCTTTGATTGCTTCCTGCTTTTGCTTTTCTTTTTCAAGTTCTTCTGCTGCCTTTTCTTCTAATTCCTTTTCCTCTTTTTCTTGTTCCTCAAAGGCACGTTTATCAAAATAAATTGTCACTTTTTCTTGCCTTTTTTCGGTTCGTTCGGGTCTACCCATAGTTTAGGACTAACTCTACCTTCAGTTTGTGTCATTTTAATGAAATCATATCGATATAGATCCCAGTAATAATCAAAAATTTCTACTTGTTTTACGGAAGCAACGATATCAAACTTTGTGAGACCGTCCTGTAAATATTCTACAAGGTATGCAGTGTAAGGAAGTGACCGATCCTGTGCAAGGGAAGGGTCACATTCCTTAGCGATGAACTTCAAGAGCGACCTCCCCACTCAATGCTAGGGAACGCTTCACTGATAACTGCTTTGGTGATTCGCTTATACTTCTCATTGATACGACCATCTTTAGCAAGAACCAGTAGTTCTGCTTCTTCAGCAGCAAGTCCTTCCAAGAGTTGAACAAACATAGATTCTCGTTTCAGAGAAGGCAATTTATCTTGTCCACCCTTGAAGAACCGATAGAGACCACGATACTCAGACTCAAGACGAGAGTGATCTGTCCCAACAGGTGCATCATTGGGAGTGTATGGTACATCTCCCTCAGGCAGCATAGACACAACACTATCATCATAGTTGATGATCAACATCTGACGAAGCGCAGTGCTGTTATGTTTACGGAGAAGATCTATCTTCTCCTTTTTAGTCTTTGCATTGGAGACCTTTCTCAAAATCTCACTAAGCAGTAACCTAGGGTTACTGTTGTCCATATTGCGTGGCATAATTAACTCCTTTAATTAATCTTCATCGTCCTCATCTTCAAATTCAGTCCAGTATTGAGTGTCTGGTCTGATGTAGATAAGTTCGTCATGTAACATATTACCATCTTCATCGAACATCTCAGGATGTGTAACAGACTTGGCGTATGCTGCATTCTCGATGAAGTCTTCAACGTACCCTTTTGCTAACCAGGAAAGTGCTATTCCTAGTAAGAATGCTCCGAGTACAACTAAAACTACTAGTGCGATTAACATGGTTTCCCCCGTTTAACAGTTTACAATAATCTGGAAACCAACCCTCCTTTGTTTTGAACTCAAGATTATTTAGTATCAAATGAGGTTGTTTTCTCTGAGATATTTGACAGTTTCTGTGCAACCTCCGAGACGCTTAGAGTCTAGCAGAACTTGGGGGAAAGTGCTACCCATGCCAAACTGTTGGTAGAATTCATCTCTATTAAAATGAGTGTCCAGACGATACTCTGTAAACATATGCCCTTTAGTAACAAGAACCTTTTTAATCTTGTCGCAATAAGGACAACCAGATCTAGTGTATACAGCGAAATTCATAATATCCTCCAATAAAAAAAAGGGGACTCATGAGAGTCCCATTGGGTGTTCCGACTTTTGTAGTGACCGCACGAAAGGTCACATACTATATATCAGAAGGACCAGGTTGCGCCAACCTTGGTGCCGTAACCATTGTCAGCATCATCGATGCCACCAGCGAATGCGAACTCACCATAGATGGAGAGAGATTCAGAAGCGGCAACAGATGCGCCAACCTTACCAGACAGAACGGTGTCAGACTCGCCGCCGTCAACAGTGACGAAGCTAGGACCCACCTGTGCATAGTAACCGACAGCACCGACTTCGCCAGCGTAGCCCACATGAGCGTCTGTCGTCGTTCCAGTGTAGTCCGAGCCAGTGAAACCCGAGTTTGCCTCTACGTTAACGTAGGGACCAGCAAGGGCAGGTGCTGCCATGAAGGGAGCAGCGGCAGCAAGTGCGATTGCAGATTTGATCATTGTTTCTTTCCTTTTGTGTTTACTTGCGGAGTGTTTACCCGCAGATGATAGCAGACCCGACTTGTCTGCGTTGGGGATAATTATAACACGTACCTGAAGAAATGGCAAGTGTTACAAGTTTGTAATATTACAACCAGTATTTATACTGATTTATCTTTACGGTTTTCCAACCGCTGCTGTTTTAGATACTCCTGGGTCTTTTTCCTTGATTCCAGTAGCATCTCAGCGACTTTAGACCGTCCTTCATAGTATGCATTAGTGTCAAGATTGAGACTAATAACATCTGCTGGATCTACGATTGCATCGAATTCAGCATCTTCGTCACCAAGAATTTCTCTTAGTTCTTTTGGTAAATTTTCGTTTTTAATTTTTGGTAGTTCCATTAGATCTCCACGTATTCGTATCCTACTGCTTTTCTAGTATGCCAAATCAAATTACCTCCTTTTGATACAGGTTTCAAATCTAAAGAAGAAGCGACTACATCAGCAGTGGGACCATATCTTGAAAGTTTAATAATTCTACTTTGACTACTTTGTCCAGAAGATACGTTAATAGTTATCGTTTCTTCTCCTTCATCACCTGACTGATCAATTGTCTGACCAGCAATATAAAGTTCACCAACTGCCTTTCCATTTCTGCTTGGATCATCATCCCACTCTAACTTCAAAGTAACAGTACCAATACCAGTAGTAACCAGTGCAAGGTTGCTATCATTACTTCCAGTAAAGTTAGCACTTACTCCAGGTGATGTTGATACAATCTTAAACTCTGCATCAGTATCCATTTGATAAGTTGCATCTGTAAAATCGATCTCTTTATCTTTAACTTGTACAACTGCAGCAGTGGGACCTCTACCTTTATCGTCGTTGGCGGCGATTGTAATCGGGAAAGTTTCGCTCTCAGTATTATCTGTCTGTGTAAAGGTTTCACCAGCAATGGTAAGTGAACCAACAGCAAGTCCTGATTGTGATGGATTGTCATCCCATTCAAAATCCAGTCTAACCTCAGCTTCTCCAGACCCAGTTACATCAAGTCCAGTTCCATCAGAACTAAATGAAACACCTATATTAGATCCCATCAGTTGTGTCACCTTTCCAATGTCCATTGTAGCATTTACGTCAAATCCATTACTAATATTATCATCCCATTGAATTCTCCGTCCATTATTTCTAATTCTATATCCTGCATCAGACGATTGTCCTGTAATTGTCCAGTCAATAGACTGAGTACCAAGACCTTCTCCACCTGAATCTGGAGTCAATGTCCAGGCAATACCTGCAGGATTTTCAGTCCAATCTGTATTGGGACCAGCATTTCTGATGGTAACACCTACTGTATGAGGACCTGCAGTCACATTTGATAATGTAACTGTATTAGATGATGTGAAGTTTGTACTAGTGGCAATCTGAGTGCCATCGAAAGTAAAAGTTCCTTGATTGTCTGAAGCATATTCAAATGTGTAATTACCCGCAAAGGGGATGAGAACATTATAAGTTGCTGTATGATCTGTGTCAATCAAAACATCACTGTTAGATGGATACACAGCATAACTATCCATAAAACTACCCCAACGTTCTTTAGGATCGGGACCAGATCTAACCCAGTTAATAGTGCTTCCCCCAATACAACTTGTTCCCCTACAGATTTTAATATACCATCCACCAGGATTCAATTGCCAAACGAAAGCGTTACCAAATGGTGCCATACCTTCACCAAGAGTGATTGTTGTAGGAGATGATGGTGCATAAAATGCATTTCCTTGCGGATGATTTGTAGTATCTAAGGCGTATGCAGGAGTATCAGAGTTACCTTCAGTGGCATCTGTTGTCCACATAACATCATTACCATTGCTTTTTGCATAGACCAGTGCTGTTGTCACTGGTTCATCTCCAATAGAAAATGGTTGATACTTATGTGGGGAGAATCCATATAAAGTATACGAACTTTGAGGTTTGCCAGGTTCATAATCAACTACCTGAAATGCTCCTGGGAAAGGATATGTAAAAAGATGACATAGTATACCTTCATTGGCATATCCAGAAGGAGGTGTTACATCTGTGCCAGTAAAGTGATCTCCAGTAGTGCTATTAAGATATCTGTAAAGAGGTACGGTGGAGTATGTTGATCCAGAACCATCACAACTACCAAATCCAGCAGCAGAGTTAGTACACTGCACCACCATCTTTAGAGTCCCTGCTTGCAGTGTTTGAGTTGAACTATGTGGTGGAGTGTATCTACCAGTATGTCTTCTCTCATGTTCTTCACTGAAGATGCCAGCACCAGCATCGATGATAGGAGTCGTACTATCATTCAAGAAAACCTTAAATGAATCATCTGCTCCACCAGTAATAGTATAAGTGTCTGTCGCTGGAATGTCAATCAAGTACGTCACTGTCTGTGTTTGGCAGGGCAGAGTACATACTTCAGGATTGACCCACACTGCATATTGATCAGCGTCATCATTCCACGCACCTGGTCCAGGTTCAGACTCTGCTGGTTCTCCTCCTTCAATTATAAGTGTTGCATTGAAATCAGTACCATCAAGGTCATAAAAACCAACACGATCTCCAAGGACTTCTTTGCCACCATAACCTGTACCACCAGTGATTGTTACTGGATAATCTGTTCCAGGGGTAACATCAATAGTTGCTGACTGTTTACCTTTGCGACCACTTTGAGTAAATGTTCGACCAGCAATTGAAACTGTACCCAATGCAGTTCCAGCAGTATTTGGATTGTCATTCCACTTCAGTTTGATACCAATCTGACCATTAACAGGTCCTCCAGGGACTCTAAGTTTTAGAGCACCAGATCCTACAGAGGTGAGTCTGATTGGAGTGGGATTTAAATTATATGGACCAAGACCTTCATTGGTTCTTCTAGGAGTAGTGAAGTTAAAATTCACATTGTCACCAGATTGATATCCTGTGCCAGCAGAAATAACTTGTTTTACTCGTAGTCTAGTATTACTTGGGTTGCCAGCAGATCCAGCAGTGCCTTCCAATTCTATCCTAAGAACCATGCCAGATCCACTACCACCTGTCATTGTGTAGTTATCCTCTACAGTCTCTCCAATATTATTCCACAACTTAGCATTGCCACCATCATTCATATAGTGCCATTCATTCAAACTAGATGGTATAAATCCATCATCATCAAAGTCACTGTTACCATCTAATTCATTGTAAACACTAAATCCATTCGCATCAAATCCACCCTCTTCTACAAATCTTGCGGTTACTGATTCATTAATAAGAGTGCTTACTGTACCATCTGATACAGGGAATGTTGGGGGCGAAGATCTTTCTCGTAATACTTTCTCTACAAAGGTTCCATTTGCTTTATAGAATTTTACTGGAATGATATTGATATCAGGATCAAAGGGAGAACAATCAATAGGAGTAAGTCTTGCTGGTTCAAAATTATCATCCAATCCCCAAGGAGTTGTCGAGATTCTCTTCCAATCATATTGAGGTTCGACCAAAGGATAACCTGAGGGTTCTCCAATTGGAGTCAAGAAATCATCCACACAATCATAATACTCCTGTGTTCCATCAGCAAGTGTTCTGATTCTACATCTTCTAGAACGAATAGCATTGACAGGTCCATCCATCACACGTTCTAGATCACCCCAATCTACAGGACCATAGGTTGCTTCTCTTCCGTCACCAAGATCCTCTAATCTTCTTCTACGTCTGCCATCATCGTCATCATCAGTAAAGATGTCACAAGTTGGACCCAATGGTCCTTCAGGATAATAATAAGTAATAGCCATTAAAAAAGAGGGTCGTTACACCCTCTATTTATTTTACAGAGCATTACCTCTTGGTAGAACTTCTTCTGGGAATACAAAGTTCTCATGCGGTTGATCAACTGGTGCCAACCATGCACGAAGACCTTCATTCAGAAGGATATTTTTCGTATAGAACGTCTCAAATTC